AGCAGTAGCCGGGCCACCCGTCCTGCTTGCCCTCGGCGTTGGCGAGGATGATCCCGGAGGACGTCAGCGGGACCAGCCGGCCCGTACCTCCGAAGCTCATCTTCTTGGCGAAGGCTTCCGCCTCGGCCGCGTTGCCGAAGGGTCCGAAGTTCAGGCCCTTGGCGCCGTCCGCCCAGGTGTGGACCATCACCACCAGGTCCCGCATCTGGAGCATCTCGGCGACCTCTTTGATCACGGCCTTGGCCAGTTGCTCCGGGCTGTCGAAGGTGGGGTCTTCGAGGATGTCCACGACCTTCTTCAGTTCGTGCGCCCTCGGGGTGATCCTCAAGCGAGGTGCTCCACGAGGCTGTCGATCAGACTGACCAGGTCGTCGGCTGACTCCAGCGCCAGATCGAAGCGGCGCTCGTCGAGCTTGGCGTAGTCCCCGTCGATCGGCTCGCCGTCCTCGTCCCGCATCTCGCCGAGCTCGGCCTTGCGCTCGGCCTCACGCGCCTTGTACTCAGCGACCAGGGTGCGGAGCTGGTCCTTGATGTCACTCACTGCTTGTTCCTCTCTCGACGACCCGCGCTCCCCAGCGTCGGGCGTTGACGTACACGTAGACGTTCCATGTGGACTCGGGCGCCTTGCTGGCGTCTCGCCAGTGGCCGTCACGCTTGGTGCGGAGGCTGCCGCGTCTGTCCAGGATCTCGATGGTCGTACCGTCGGGGAGTTCGTCCAGCTCCCCCGGCCTTGTGAGTGTCACAGTATCACACCGTCACACTTGCACAAGTTCGGCGACGCCGTGGAGCTTGCGATGCAGGTCGTCCACCGACCCGTCGTTGACCAGCACGTGGTCGAAGGGCCAGTCATCCAGTGCGGTCTCGCTCACGTGGGCTCGTCCGTGCTTGTCCTTGGTCGGGCCCACGCCGGGCCTCTCGACCCGGATCATCACGCCACCACGCTTGGCCACGGCCTCCGCCTCATTGGGGAAGCGGACGTCGGTCACGACCAGGCCGGCCGCGTCCTTGTGGTCGGCGTACAGGGCGTCCACCCACACGTCATCGCCGAGTACTCGCCGGCCAGCCTCGGTGCCCGTGCGCTGGAGCAGGGACCGCACCTCGGGGTACGCAGTCTTCGCGTAGTCCCAGCCGGTCGAGTCGACGAGCTGCCGCAGGCGCAGGCTCCCGGCACCGTAGTGCCCAGGGATCAAGGGGTTCACCGCGTACAGGAACTCCTTCAGCTTGTCGGCGTAGCCTGCCTGCCTCCAGCCTCGCTGGATCAGGGCGTCAGCCGCGGTGTTCTTCCCGCTGCGTGCGTACCCACTGAGCCCTACGATCAGGTCGGTCATCTCAGACCGCCTCGAAGTAGAAGGCGTCGTTCACGTCGCTCGCCTTGATGAGCTCACCAGTGAGGCCGGCGAACTCACGGGCCACGGTGAGGGCGACCGCCTGGACGCGGGCCCTGCCTTCGATGAACGCGATACCCAGGTCGGTGATCGTCCACCTCTGCTCCTGCTCGCGCTTGGCCAGGCCGAACCAGGCCAGCTTCGCGAAGACGGAGTACTCGGCGTTGGTCAGGCCCAGGTCGTCACGCTTCAGGCCCTCCCCTCCGTGCAGGTACAGCTTGCCCAGGCCGGAGACCTCGTTCTTGCCGAGTCGGCTGCGCTTCTCGTTCACGGTGATGCCCCTCTCGTCATGGCTGCCATCATCAGGAGGTGAGCGCCGCCCCACCCCGACCTCCCTTCAGGAGGTTTCGGCATGTCACACTTGCACTCGGGTCACGAGGTCTCGCGGTGCCCGTCGAAGCAGTAGATGTACGAGGTGTCCCCGACCTTCGCCCAGCACAGGCGGTGCCCCCACACGGTGCCCCAGTACTCGCGGTGCGCGGCCTTGTTCTTCAGCGTCCACGCCTTGCGCTTGGCCGGGTCGTTCAGTTTGGGGTTGAGGTACGTCACCTTGCCCGCACGGTCGACGATGTACGCCGGACCGGCGCCGTCCCAGTAGCAGTTGCGGTCGTCGTGGTCGTCGGCGCACACCTTCGCCGGGAGGGTGGTCACGGTGGCGGCCACCGACTCGACCCTCACCGGGCCGGCCGCGGTCGAGGTCGCACTGCCGAGCAGGAACCCGGCCGCGAGGGCGAGGGTGGCGACGATCTTCGTGAGCTTCATGGTCAGTTCTCCTTGGTCAGGTTCAGCGGGGGAAGGGTGATCGCTCCGGTTCTCGGCGGCTGCCAGAGGGGAGGGAGCTCGAACTTGAAGGCCGTCAGCCTGGGGATCTCGTGCGGTCGGGCGACGCCGTTGTCCACGGCTACCTGGTACGTCAGGGCGAACTGGGCGACCGCCCGCTTGATGATCTCGCTGTAGCTCAGGCCCGTGGGGGCGAGCGTCTGGATGTGGCGGGCGAGTTCCTCGTCGACTCGCGCACTGAGCTGGCGGGGCAGGTCACTCATGCGGGCACCTGCTCGCTGAGGATCTCGCCCTCGGAGCTGATGATCCCGGCGTCGATCAGGTCCAGTGCGGCTCGGCCGTACCACCCCTGCAACGTCCACACCAGACCGCTGCGGATCAGGAAGGCGAAGAGCTCCACGATCTCGTCGATCTCCAGCTCGTCCGACTCGAAGCTCATCAGGTCGATGGCGATGTCCTTCATGCGTCCCATGGTGTTCAGCCCTTCTCAATCTCGGTGATCAGTGCACTGGCCAGGCGGAACCCGATGAAGAACAGGGCCAGGTCGGCGTGCCCTTCGGGGGTGTCCGGGCTGGGCCGTCCGAACTCGGTGACGTTCTCCTTGTAGGCACTCAGGTCCACGAACCGGCGCCACTTCACGCTGGGCTCGGCCTCGCTACCGATGTCGGCGGCGGCGTCCTGGATGGCCTCGCGGTAGGGGGTGCTCACCTCCCCGAACTCCTCAGCCATGTCGACCACCTTGTCCCGCACCAGGGCGAGGAAGTCGGCGCCCTCACTCACCCGCGAGTCCGGCTCGGCGCACTGCGCGAGGCGGGCCAGGGTCGGCGGGTCGTAGTGGTTGATCCGTTCGATGACGTTCATCGGTCACACCTTCACACTTGGTTGGCTCATCGGGGACGGAGATCCACTCCGCCCGACCACCTCCCGGTGGTTTCGCCTTGATGTGGTGACAGTATCACAGTGGCGCAGGTTGCACACCTACCCGTATCGAATCTCTCCCAGCGCAGCGAGCTGGACGATCACGTCCGCCGTGCCCGCGTCGATGTGCCCAGCGTCGATGCCCTGCTTGTCGTCCCGGTCCATCCACGACTCGATGACGTAGCCGTGGTACTCCCGGTTCACGTACGCCTGGTCGATGTCGAGCAGCTTGGCGTACGCCTCGCGAATGTCGTCGGCGCTCAGGTAGTGCACTCCCTCGACCTCACGCACATCATCGAAGGCGAAGATCGGGTGCGGCGCGGTGCCCTCGGTGATCGTCCACGTCTTGCCCTCGGGCAGGCCGGCGAACTCCTCCGCGGTGGGCTCCGTCGCCCAGTACGTGATGCCTCCGTACGAGGCGGTGTCGATGATGTCCTGCGCCACCTGGTCGGTGACGTACCGCTTGATCTCTTCGGTGCTGGGCACGGTGTCTCTCCCGGTCAGACGTTGGCGTTGATGCGGACGACGGCTTCGGTGCCCTCGTACTTGTTCTCCCGGATCACCTTGCGGGCCAGCGTCCTCGCCTTGTCGGTGCGCTTGGAGTCGCGGACGTTCAGGTCGTGGGTGCGGAACTTAGGGGTCACTGCGGTCTCCTCATGGTTGGCTCATCAGGGACGGAGATCCACTCCGCCCGACCTCCCTTCAGGAGGTTTCGCCTTGGGTCAGTAGCCGAATTCGAAGGTCTTGCCGAGCAGTTCAGGCGTCGAGGACTCGACGATCTCGACGTCGTACACGGCGTCGCCCTCCCTGCCCGCTCCCGTCTCGGGGAAGATGTGCTCGTACTCCCACTCGGACTGCTCGTTGAGGTCGTCGGGGTAGGGCAGGGGCACGGTGATGACCGACTCGGTGTCGATCTCCACGCCGTCTGCGTAGGCGTTCTCGATGTGCAGTCGGATCACGGCGAGGTTCACAGGCCCATCAACTCGATCAGCTCGTCGACCGTGGGGGTCGGCTGCAACTCCCAGGGGAGGGCGGTCAGCAGGCCCTCTACCTGCTCCGCCAGCTCGACCAGGGTCAGCCACTCCGGAGTGCCGGGGTCCTGCTCCTCGCGCCACGCCTGGACCTCCCGGACCATGGCCTGGAGCTGGGTGGTGCGCTTGCGGATGTCGGCGCTCATGCCAGGTACTCCTTGACGTACGCGGTGATCTCGTCCTCGGTGAGCGCGTGACCCTCGTCGTCCGGGTTGCTCTCGTCGTAGTGCCAGTGGTCGTCGCCGCCGTCGTCGCCGGTCGCATGCCCCTCCAGCCAGGACTCGGCCGCGTCGGTGTGTCCGGCCAGGACCAGCACTCGGGCGATCGTGTCCGCCTCGGTGCAGGTGAAGCCGGAGCCGGTGTGGTCAGCGGTCATGCCGTCCCCGAACACGCCCGCCAGGGCGGCCAGGGCCTCACTCAATGCGTCGTGCTGGACCACCAGGGTCGGGGCCTGCTCGGTCTTGCGCTTGCGCCAGAACTTCATCGGTCACACCTTCACACTCATGGCTGCCATCATCAGGAGGTAGGCGCCACCCCACCCCGACCACCTCCCGGCGGTTTCGGCATTGGCACACTTGCACACTTACGCCGCGGTAGCGAACATGGTTCCCCGCGTGGACGTCCCGACCAGGCGCTCTCGCCACACCACCCAGGTCACCGCCTGCACCGTCGAGGGCAGCTCGCCCAGGCGCTGGGCGGCCTCGCGGTAGGCGCTGGCGATCAGGTTGTACCTCCCCTTGGAGCTCAGCCCGCGGTCCTTGATCCCGTACTCCTCCCCCACCGCGATGTCGTGGGCGTGGCGGTCGATGCACACCGCGTCCGCATCCGTCGGGTCGAGTATCGAGCGGTAGAAGTGGCCGGTCTTGCGGTCCATGGGCAGCACGTCCGCCGGGTCGGCACCCGCCAGGATCTTGGCGGCCTTGGCCAGGCAGTCCCCCGTGTGCCTCGCGGGGGTGCCCGAGTCGTACGCCTCCGTGGCCAGCTCGATGTTCAGCCACCATGCCGTCTGAGGGGACAGCGCGGCCAGGAGGCCGGCCCCGAGCATGACATTCCCGTCCGTCATCGACCCGGCCAGGCGGTGCGCACTCGGGTACCAGTCGCGGCCCTGCTCCTCCTGCTCGGAGCTCGCGTCCAGCCACGTGGCGATGATGTTGCGGACGTACTGCTCGCGGGTCTTGTCGTCGGCCTTGATCGGGATCATGTCTCTCTCATCTCTCGGTAGGTGGCTGCTCATCAGGACCAGGCCGCCACGCCTGGCCAACACCCGTCCCACTGAGGGCAGTTGGCGGGTGTTTCACATCGGGTGGTGCATGCCGTCCCGAGCTGGGGGCATCGGGACGGCGGAGGTAGCGCAGTCACTGCCTGGGGGCTCACTGCCTGAAGAAGGCGAACTCCCAGTTGCTGCCCTCGCGGTATCCGCGACGGTCGAGCATCAGCGTCTGGCGCACGGTGACCTGCATGTTTGGCCTTCCAGCCTCGTTGTGATGTGACACGTGGGGGGTGGCTCATCAGCGGCCGGGTACCGATCCCGGTCCGTACGCCCTCTCGGCGTTTCGCCTTCCTCGTGACAGTATCACAGCTTGCGCAGGTTACACACTCAGACCAAGGACATGAACACGACGTCGGGCTCACCCGGCGTCCAGTTCGCGACCCGCTCCGTCTCCTGGAATCCGAACTGCTTGTAGTACTCCGGCAGGAACCCGTCGAAGCAGTCCAGCTTGCTCGCACCCTTGTGGTTCACCGCGTCCCACACCAGGTCCGTACCGCGACCCTTGACCGTGGAGAACAGACCGATGAACGTTCCGTCCTGCGCCACACCGAACCCCGACTGAAAGTCGGCCGTCAGGTAGTACCTCGCACCGCGGGGCATCTCATGCGGCTCACTCGTCGCCGCAGCGATCCGCTCGTTACCGCTCCGGGCCCAGTCCAGGGCCGCGGTGTACTCGGACCAGGACGCGGGGTGTACGTACGTCGTCACTGCGACTCCTCACATCGAGCAGGCTGGCTCATCAGCGATCGGCTACCAGCCGACCGGACGCCTCCCGGCGTTTCGCCTTTGCTCACCGGGGCGTGACTCGCTCCAGCACCTCCGGGTCATTCACTGCGTGCCACTCCGTCCAGCACTCCTCGGAGCAGAAGTCCTCGTGGGGCCTGACCGGCACACCGCACGTCTCGCACATCACTGGCCTCCGTTCGGGGGCGGGGTCGGGATGCCGTTCTGCACCATCACCCAGGTGCAGGCGTCCTCGAACCCTCGCTCGCAGTCGTCCTGCTTGCTGTCGGCGAACCCGTCGTTGAACGTGCTCACACTGGTGGCCGGGGGCCGGGGGGAGGCGGCCAGGCCGAAGCCCAGACCTCCCCCCAGGACCAGGCCGGCGAGTACTCCGGCGACGACCCTCATCGGGCGAGAACCGCGGCCTTGTACTGCTCGAACGCCTTGGCTTCGGCGTCGTGGATCCGCTCGCCGAACTCCAGCGACAGGGCCCGGAGGTTGTTCTGCCGGAGACCAGCGTTCACGCGGGCCCTGTACCGGCTGTACTGGATCGAGTAGGTGGACTTGTCGAGGGAAACCATGGGGACTCCTTGGGTATCGAGCAGGCTGGCTCATCAGCGACCAGGAACCACCTGGCCGGACGCCTCACGGCGTTTCGCCTTACGTGTTGGGCAGGCTCATCAGCGCCGGGCTGCCCAGTGCCCGACGAACCGCCCTGGGGGAGGCGGTTTCGCCTTTCGATGTCGCTACACTCTCACACTCGTCACACTTACACAAGCGGGAGAACAGTGACCCTGGTGCACTCGATCGTCAGGCCCTGCACCTCAGTCTGGTGTGCCCGGTAGGGCTCCCAGGCCGCGTCGGCGAGGAGGTACTGGTCCTGGTTCCCCAGGACGCCCAGCCACC